GGGTAACATGGCGAAGGATTCACAACATAACTTAGGGGTTTAAAATGAATAGTTATATTTTTATATTTAATTTGGTTTTCTTTCTGTTTACTTTTGCTTTAATATTCTCGACTCTTAATAGTTAAACTTGATAGGCTGGCTATAGTTAAGTAGCTGGCCTATTTTTTTTCTATTTATTCTGGAAAAATTGCAGCAATGTGTGACATATATGCAACACAATTAGTAGTGTCAAGCAAAAAATGTAGGTTAGTTGTGCGTGTAGTGCATATCAGGTATGCAAAAGTATCATTGGAAAAGGCTGTTTTATTTTGCTATAAATAAACAAGTTAAACAACATAGGAGTAAAAACTAATGAAATACAATGCAAGAATAACCATGTTAAACGACATAGTAGAAAGAGACTTTGCTGGTATGTCCAACAAGGAAATTCTCTCGATTGCTAAGGTAGCATATAAGAGAGAGTTAAATAAACTAGATGATGATAGACTAGTGAGTAGGTTCGCTGATGCTTTTGGCATTACTGGGTGTAATACTTATGAGGAAATGGTAGGGTAGTATGTCCAGATTTCTAATAGAATTAGTGGCACTATCCTGTTGGCTAATGGGCATGGTGTCTGTTGTGTTAATTTTACATGGAGTAATTGCGCTATGAGTTTACCTAATGTAGTTATGAGTTTTCTTGAGGACAGGTATCAGGAGGCTCTAGATTATGGGTTCAGTGAGGAGGGTGCTAAAGAGTACGCCCACTGGATGCATGAAGTAGAAGGTAAGGGTAATATTGAGTTGTATAAGGCTCGTAAACTTGCTGAGTTAGGGCAACTTTTAGGTGAAATTGGAGGGTATAAGGATGCGCTGTAAAGTTTGCGACAAAAGACTTGAGCAAGGTGAGTTGTCTAAGAAAGATAGACACGGATCTTTTCTGGACACTTGTAGAAATTGTATGGCTAGTGTGTATGAGGTGACTACAGAGTTCGAGTTGATGCAAAATGTAGTCGGGTTAAAGATGGTTGCTGATGACTACTTTAGCAACGATGAAAATAAATAACTTGACAAGATTATTTTTATCCATTAGTATACTTAAGTAGTCAGGAGATAACATTATATGTTATTCTTTAAGTTAAAAACTTAAGACTACTTAAGTATACCTAAGATACCTAAGGAGGTAGTTGTGTTGAAGAGACAAAAGTCTAAGTTAAGGAATAGAAAAAACTTCTTAAGTAGAAACCCTATCAAGAAGGGTATGGATATGGTCTGTAAACCACAGGTTTTTAGGTCTAGGCGTAATGAACTGTTGGACAGAGTAGCCCGACAGGAAATTACAGAATATTTCAACAACAAACAAGACGAGGTGTAGTATGTTATTCTTTGATCACGACAAGATTAATTTTAAAGTCGAGAAGTTCCCACTGGTGAACCAATGGACTGAGGATCTAGGTTATCATAAAGAGGAAGCAGTTCCTAGCAGTGTGGGCGTGGGTATCAGACGTAAGGATACTAAGGAACCACTAGGGATAGTTTCTGATGACTACTTCCCTGTTCAGTATGCAGAAATAGTAGACGGAGTAGAACAGGCACTAGTTAAGTCTGGCCTGGATACTACTGATGCTGAGTTTACTACTAACACCTATGCCAACGGTGCTCAGTTAGAATTAAGAGCAAAGTTTCCAGCCCATGAGACAGAGGTAGTAGGAGACAGGGGATATATAATTCCTGAGTTCGTATTCCGTACTTCCCACAACAGGACGTGGGCTAACAACGGCATGATCGGATACTGGCGTTCAGTCTGTTTTAACACTCTGGTCAACGGCAGTAAGCTGGCGTATGTCTACGGCAGACACACCAAACATTTTAATGTAGACTTGTTCGCCAACAAAGTAAGAACTGCTGGCGAGTATATATCTGGCGAAGGTCTGAATCAAATGCGTAACTGGTTCGACACTAGGATTACTAGGGATCAGGCTATAGACCTGTTCACCAATACACTCGCTAAACGCACCGACAATATCACAGGTAAAAAGGTAGCCAATAAAGTTATGTTGTCTAACCTTATGCGTATTTTTGACCAAGAGAACGATCACCTACACAAGAGATCCAGCGACAGTAAGGACTACTCGTGGCAGTCTGGTACACTATGGACTGCCTATCAAGCTGGCACTGATTGGTCTTCTCACTCTCATGGGTGCAAGGGTAAATTCCACAATGTCAGGGTGTCCAGAGAGGACAAGGTTAAGAAGATGATTACATCACCTCATTGGAAGGAGTTGGAAAATGCCACCATTTAAGGATTGGGTCATATTATTTACAGGTATAGCAGTTATAATAGGTTTCATGTTTTTTGTAGTTAGTATTGCAGGATGAACTGCTGGCACTGTCATACCAGATTAATCTGGGGAGGTGATCACGATATAGATGAGGAAGATGAGAACTATAGCATGGTCACTAACCTGAGTTGTCCTAATTGTGGGAGCATAGTAGACGTTTATTATCCAAAGGAGAAATAGGATGGATTATTTACTAGTGTTTAACGACAGCCATCAAAGTGATGGTTTTGAAAAGGGTGTTAAGCTCATCAATAAAAAATTAGAGAAGCATGAGTTGCGAGTTAAGTTACAATTTATAGAGGACTATGAGAGCGATGAAGGTGAGTTTGTATGGGCTGTGTCTGTAGTGCCTGATGATCTGCCTATATCTAGGAGGGAAGAAGATGGTTGAGCCGATAGCATCCTTATACCCAGTAGCTCCTACTTCAGTATACTGGGAGAACAGGATAGGTGGCAGTAGTGAGGGAAGCAGAACTATGTCTATATCTGTTCAACCACTACTGGTCTATGATAAGCATGGTAATTTAATTGAGATCCCAGACAGGTCATGGGGCATAGCCGTAGTAGCATAGGAGGTCTGTTAATGAGTAAGGAATATCATTACCCTAAGTTTAAAGAGGATCAGCTAGACTTAGACTTAACAAAGACTAGTATTAGCGAAGTATTTATTGTGTTCCAACATGATGGGTTTGAGCACAGTAATGTGGTGGGTGTATTTAGTACTAAGAAATCTGCTGAAGAGTTAGTAGACAAACTAACTGAAGATGAGCGTGGTGTTTTCTACAATCACTATTACAAAAAGTATCCTGTGAATAAAGTTGTTGACAGGATATTTAATTTAACCTAGACTATAGTAGTAGTCGTTAATTAACGGAGGTTCGTATGATAACAGAAGGTGTAGTAGCGTTCAGCAATTTGGCTGAAACAGAAAAGTTCAACGGTCAGGACACTGGTAAGTATTCCATTGTTCTTACCCTAGAACAAGAGGAAGCTGACAAGCTCTCTGATGCTGGTATTATTGTTAAGGAGTACAAGAACCAGCCACAGCGTAAGTTTGTGACTAAGTTTCCTAACTTTCCTGTGATGGATACTGAGGGTGATACGCTTGATAAGTATATTCCCTATGGTTCCAAAGTCAGGGTACTGTGGGAACCGGGTAAACCTCACCCGACTCATGGTGTTGCGCCTTATTTCAAGAAGATTAAAGTTCTTGAGATGGCACAGCATGACGACTCATCTATTGATGATGAGGACTTCTAGTTGTTGAAATTGTATAGGGGGCTTGGGAATTATTCTGAGTCCCCTATTTTTTCAGAGGTATCTTTATGTTAAAAGAAAAATCTAGAGTAGTTAAAAAGATCCCATGCCCTAAGTGTAGGGATAGTGGGGGAGATACTAAGGGAGACAATCTGGCCGTGTATGACGATGGTCATAAGTATTGTTTCGCCTGTACCTATACAGAATTTTCAGATGGTCAGACTGTGACACTATCTAATTTAAAAACGGAGTTTGAAATGTCAGGAACTAGCGGTGCTATAAGAGACAGACGTATTTCTTCTGCCATAGCTTCTAAGTTTGGAGTGACGATTGAGTACAATAAAGACAATTCAATCAGCAAACACCACTATCCTTACGCTGACAAAGATGGTAATGTTATTGCGTCTAAGGTTAGGGATGTAGCTTCAAAAGGTTTCCATACTACAGGGGACTTTGAGGAGTCGTGTTTGTTTGGTCAGCATCTGTGGCGTGAGGGTGGTAAGTATGTGACTATCACTGAGGGCGAACTAGATGCGATGGCAGTAGCCGAAATATTTGACGGCAAGTGGCCTGTAGTATCTATTAAGACAGGATCAGCAGGTGCATCTAAAGATATTAAGGCCAACCTAGAGTGGCTCGAAACTTTTGAGAATATTGTTATATGTTTTGATCAGGATGAGGCTGGCAAGAAAGCAGTGGATAGCATACTGCCTTTATTTTCCCACAACAAAGCAAAGATTGTTGACCTTCCTATGAAGGATGCAGGGGATATGCTTAAGGAGAAGAAGATACAAGAGTTCGTCAAGTGCTGGTGGGATGCTAGGCCATATCGTCCAGTAGGCGTGGTGTCCTTCGGTGATGAGGAGTGTTGGGATGCCTTTGTGACTAGGGGTACAGAGGAGATCATCCCTCTGCCTAATGCCTATGGCTCTCTTAATGCCATGATGAATGGTGGTCTGGCTTCTGGTGAGGTTACTGTGATAGGTGCGCTTACGTCTATAGGTAAGACCACTATGGTATTTAATCTGCTTTACGACATGGTGCTTCAGTCCTCTAAGAAGATAGGTGCTGTGTTTCTTGAGTCAGACTTAGGTGAGACTATAGAGAAGATAGTATCCCTTCACAGTGGCGAGAACATAAGTCTAGTTCCCCACAAGAAGAGAGACAACTCTCTATACAGGGACTACTATGATGACTTTAAGGACAAGTCTAATGTCCACATACTAAAGCATCTAGGGTTCTCTGATGTTGATGCCCTGTTCTCTAAGATGCGGTGGATGGCAGTAGGTGAGGACTGTGATGTTATAATACTAGATCCTCTCCATGCCTGTGTGCGGTCTAATGAGAACGGACAGATAGATGAGTTCATGGATCGTTGCCTTAAGTTGGCTAAGGAGACAGGGGTATCTATCATTATCATATCCCACATGAGGAAACCAGCAGCGAAAGATCCTCACGATGTCAACGAGTATGACCTTAAGGGGTCTGGTTCCATTAATCAGATAGCCTTTAATACTATACTTCTCAGCAGGGATAAGCTGGCTGATGATGAGTACACTAGGAACTCAACTAAGGTACAGCTAGTGAAGTGCCGTAGGACTGGCAGGACTGGATCTGCTGGCTGGATGTACTACGAAGAGAACACAGGCCGTATGGTGGCTGGTGTTGAACCTCAAATCAGGGCGGTAGAAGATGAAGAATTCTAAGAACCCATATGATATTAAGTATCATACTAAAGTGAGAGCAAGAAGAGAAGCTTACATTTTAAATAAGACTGGAGGAAAGTGTCAGTTATGTGAGCAACACTGGCCTTCAGATATACTTTGTTTCCACCACCTTGACCCTAAAGAAAAAGAATTTAATTTATCCGTAAGGAGTTGGGGCAATAAAAATTTAAATAAAGCCTTGGAGGAAGCAGATAAGTGTGCTATCCTATGTATGAACTGTCACGCTCTAGAACACAAAGCTTTAAACAGAGGTGAGACTTTATTAAATGACAAAGAAGCTTATAGTAGATATAGAAACAAACGATTTTCCGGTGAGCCAAGTGTGGATGATCGGAACGAAAGACCTTCAGACACAGAACAAGAAGGAATTTCTATACCCTTTTGACACCGATGAGATACAGGAGTTTTTAAATGGATATAATACTATACTTGGTCACAATATTATTGGGTTCGACACCCCTAATTTAGAGAAGTTTTTAGGGCTGTCATTTAGCAACCATGAGATTATAGATACGTTAATACTATCTAGGTTGTACAATCCTCAGCTAGAGGGAGGACACTCTCTTAAAGCATGGGGAGAAAGATTAAAGTTTCCTAAGGGAGATCATAATGACTGGAGTAAGGTTACGCCTGAGATGATAGAATACTGTAGACAAGACTGTGACCTAACGCACAAGGTCTATGACTCTCTCTGTGAGAGACTGGATAAATTTGGAGACACCAGTGTAGCACTGGAACATGAGGTTCAGACTGTAGTCACTAAGCAGATACAGGATGGATGGCTACTGGATCAGGACAAGTGTTATGATCTGTTGGCACGACTTAAGCAACGTAAGATGGAGGTAGAGGATGAGGTACACCAAAGGTTTAAAGCGTTGCCTGTTTTTGTTAAGGAGATCACGCCTAAGTACAACAAGGACGGTAGACTTAGCAACGTGGGGCTTAAGTTTCTTGGTGATAGTTGGACTAATGTATGCGGTACTCTAAGCCGTATAGACTGGCCGGAGTTTAACTTAGGGTCTAGGCAACAGATAGCCAGACACCTACAGTTTTACGGATGGAAACCAGAGACTTACACTGAGAAGGGTAACATTATTGTGGACGAGGCTGTACTCAGAAAGGTGGAGGACATACCTGAAGCAAAGCTTATTGCAGAGTATTTACTACTGCAAAAGCGTATGGCACAGGTAGACTCATGGCTTGAAGAAGTAGGGGAGGACGGTAGAGTTCATGGTAATGTTAACACGATAGGTGCGGTAACTGGCAGGATGACCCATAGCAGTCCTAATATGGCTCAAGTACCTGCTGGCTACTCGCCCTATGGTGAAGACTGTAGATCATGTTGGAGTGTTCCAGATGGTTATAGCTTAGTAGGTATAGATGCCTCAGGTCTGGAACTTAGAATGTTAGCACACTATATGAATGATGGGGAGTACACAAATGAAATCATCAACGGAGACATCCATACTTATAATCAAAAAGCTTCAGGCATCTCAACAAGAGACACTGCTAAGACATTTATCTATGCTCTCATCTACGGTGCAGGAGATGCAAAGATCGGAAGTATTATTGGGGGCAGTAAAAGAGATGGAGCAAAGCTTAAAGAGCTTTTTTTCAGCAACATCCCTTCTCTTAGAAATTTACGAGAAAGAGTTGAGAGAGCCTGTGCAAGAGGACATCTCAGAGGTCTTGACGGAAGAAGACTTGTCATAAGGTCAGCACACTCAGCACTGAATACACTGCTCCAGTCTGCCGGAGCAATTATTATGAAGAAAGCTTTGACACTACTGAATGAGTATGGTACACTACATAGTATAGACTTTAAATTTGTAGGTAATATACATGATGAATTTCAGGCAGAGGTTAGAGAAGATCAAGCAGATAAGTTTGGTTGGTTAGCTGTGGAGTGTATTAAATCAGCAGGACTTAAGTTTGATTTAAGATGCCCCTTAGATGGGGAGTTTAAAGTAGGTTCAACGTGGGCTGAAACCCACTAAGGAGGTATTATGAGTACACGTATTGAAAGTTTAGTAGACGACATTTACGCCTTAATGGAGAACAGGAACAGTGCTCACGGTGTAAACCCTGAAGAAGAGATAGAGAAATTTGGGGAAGCCATGAAGGAACTGATGAAAAAAGAATTTCTTCCTAGTAAAAAAGGGTATGACGGAAGAAAGCTTAGGTTGTCTTCTATAGGTAAACCTGATCTTCAACAATGGTACAGTTATAATGGGTGGGTAGGAGAAAAATTACAGTCTCATACTCTAATAAAATTTATGTATGGTAATTTAATAGAAGAGTTCCTATTATTTTTAGTTCGTATGTCAGGACACGAGGTTACTGATGAGCAGAAACAGGTGTCAGTGGGTGGCATTAAGGGACACATGGATTGTAAGATTGACGGTACTGTAGTAGATATTAAGTCTACTTCTCCTTATGGACTGAAGAAGTTTAAAGAAGGTACGTTAGCTTTGTCAGATGACTTTGGTTATGTAGACCAGCTAAAGGCATATGCCCATGCAGAGGGAAAAAGAAAGTTTGCGTGGTTAGCTATGGATAAACAGAATGGAAACCTTGCATTGCTTCAGTATGATCTAGATAATAAGTCCCATCCAGCTTATGAGCATTACTCAGGGGATATAGAAGAAAGGATAAGCCAAGTAAAAAAGTCTGTAAAGCAGGAGGAACGTCCTTCTCCTTGTTTACCCTTACCGCTTGTGCCAGATGGACGATCTGGAAATATAAAACTATCTACAATGTGTTCTTACTGTCGTTACAAAAAACATTGTTATCCAGAAGTAAGAGCCTTCGCATATTCTACAGGACCAAGATTCTTAACAGAAGTAAAGAATAGACCTAAGGTTCCTGAAATTAGATTATAGGAGGTATGTATGGATTTTGTAACCATCATATTTTGTATAATGACTGGCCTAAAGGTCGTTGAATTAACAGCCCAATTTTTAAAATAGGAGGAAAACATGGCTATAGAATTTAAAGTTATTAACACACCAAGACACGATAGGTTTGAGGACGGCATTACAGCTTTGCTTAATGATGGGTGGGTGCTACATGGCAGTCCCTTTGTATCTCAAACAGGAGGCATGACTCAAGCTCTTACAAGAGAAGTTAAGCCGTCTAAAAAAGTTTCTAAAGATGCCGAAAAACAAATACAGAAATAAGTTTGAGGAGGATGTAGCTAATAAGCTTGATGATATGGGGGTTTATTCTGAGTACGAAAAGTATAAACTTCCCTACATCATTAAGAAAAACTATATCCCTGACTTTGTTTTTACACACTCCGTTAAAGAAAGTTACGTAGAAATTCTTTTGGAGTCTAAAGGGTTCTTTAGAGTAGGAGACACACAGAAGTACAAGGCCATAAGAGATTGTCTAGATAAAGACCAGAGATTATTTTTTGTTCTTTATAATCCTAAGAAGAAAGTTAGGAAAGGCGGTAACATTTCTATGTCTGAGTGGTGTGATAAAGAAGGGATTGGATGGTGTACTTTAGAGGAGTTGTTTAATGTCTTTGCCTCATAATCAATTTATTAAAAGACTGGCTAATCTAGCTGAACCAGCTTTTCTTTGTGAAGTACTAGGTATAACTTCTGAAGATATAATAGAAGAATTTAAACACTTAGTAGAAGAAAATGAGGAAGTCCTTAGAGAAGTTTACGATATAGATTTAAACTTAGGAGAGGAAGATGACTAGCCCAATAACAGATGTTGTGTTCTTTAGTGGAGGCATGAGTTCATGGGCGTTAGCTAAACGTGTTGCTAATAAATACGGAACAAAAAATTTAAAGCTGTTGTTTACTGATACTTTAATTGAGGATGAGGACCTTTATAGATTTTTAAAGGAAGCTTCTAAAAATGTTGGTGGTACGCTAGAGTGGGTAAAAGAAGGGAGAGATATTTGGGAAGTATTTAGGGATGTAAAACTTCTTGGTAATTCTAGAATGGACCCATGCTCTCGTATATTAAAAAGAGAAGTGTCTCAAAAATGGATACGCACTAACTACCCAGATCCAAAAACAGTTCGCTTATGGTTAGGTATGAATTGGGACGAAGATCATAGACTTGTTAGATCAAAAAGATTTTGGAAACCATATTCTGTTGATTCTTTACTAATGGAAAAACCTTACTTAGACCAACAACAACTTATTGATTTATTAAAGAAAGAAAATATACAACCGCCACGATTGTATGAACTAGGATTCCCACATAATAATTGTGGGGGTGGATGTGTTAAAGCTGGACAGGCACACTTTAGACATCTATTAAAAATGTTGCCTGATGTGTATAAAAAATGGGAACTTAAGGAAGAAGAGATGCGTAAGTTTTTAAATAAAGACGTATCTATATTAAAAGATCGCAGAGGAGGAACAACAAAACCTCTTACACTAAAACAATTAAGACTTAGAGATTCTGAAGACTATGATCTTTTAGAATGGGGAGGGTGTGGATGTTTTACACCAGATGAAACGGAGGAAGACTATGGATGAAGAAGGTAATTACAGAGATGAGAACCAAGACAACATGATGTTTATGGTTCCTGATATTTTAGTAGCCAGAATGGAGCAAGTCAGAAGACTTATAAAAGACATGAAGTCTGCGGATCAACAGCAAAAAGATTTTCTAGTTAAGGGAGCTACTCTTTTACTGGACAGTTGTGATCCAAGATACTACGGAATTAACATGGCAAAACGTGATAATGTAACGCCATTAAACTAGGGAGTGGGACCATGAACATAATAGCTTTAATAGTTACTATGTTGTTAATAGATGGAACAGTAACTTCTCAAGGGTATAAAGCACCACTAGGGACATCTGTTGAACAGTGCCAAGAAGAGGCAGAAACTTTAAGAATTTATTTACATTCAACACAACCAGTTCTTGACGTAAATACTCACTGTGTTATACTAACAGTACCGATTGATAAAGATAAGAAGATAAAAAAGAAACCAAAAGGAAGAGGTGTATAATGACCGATGTATTTGTTAAGCAGATAGGTGGAGATCACTATTCTAAACTAGAGATACAGCCTACGGAGTATATAGTCAAGAATAAACTAGGGTGGTGTGAGGGTAACATTGTCAAGTACATAACCCGACACCAGCAGAAGGGTCAAGCCTCTGACATAGATAAAGTTATTCACTATGCAAAACTAGCAAAAGAACTTTACTACGGCAAGAAATAGCAATGCTCTCTCCGCTAGTCATCTGCCTTGCTTTAAACATATACTGGGAGGCCAGAAGTGAGGACGCTAAACATGGTATATATGCTTTGGCTGCTCCTGCTTTAGTTGTTTTAAACAGGGTTAAACATAAAGACTACCCTAATCATGTATGTGATGTAGTTAAACAAAGTGATACCTACCGCAACGGATTTCCTAAGAAAAACAAATGCCAGTTTAGCTGGTACTGTGACGGTAAATCTGACAAGCCTAAAGATATAACAGCGTGGAGATGGTCACAGAGAATAGCTGAGTTAGTAATTACTGGAGGTATAGAGGATGTAACTGAAGGAGCAACACACTATCATGCATACTATGTTAAACCTAGATGGGTTAAACAGAAGGTGTTTATAAAACAAATTGGCAGTCACTTATATTATAGAGGGAAAAAGAATGGAAAATGAAACTAAGTATGGAATGGTTGTGCCTATATCAGACGAGATTGATTCGATTAAGTATCGCCAGAGTGGGGAAGATTTTTATGGTAAGGTAGTAAGGATAGCAGGAGCACTTAAGGATTCCCCAGATCACTTTGAGTCTTTTAAAGATGCACTAAGACATATGA